ATACCATCATGCGCTGCAAGAGTTCTAAATGCTCTATGAACTCTACATTCATTCGAAATATCAGTATCTTTGCGTATCTTAACAACATAATAATCCAAAATAATAGCATGATTAGTAGGATTCTCAATCTCAAGATACAACTTACAACCCTGAAGTTGAACTTTCCTATCAAAAGTGTCTTCAGTTCCTAAAACATCTAAAATCTTATTAATAGTACCACTACGCTGAAGTAGTGTGCCATTAGCGCCTACGTAATCACCAAAAGGTTCGGAAAAGGGTGAAGCACAATATTCATAATGAGAGTCAGGAACGATACCAGGTGGATTATAATTACCAATCTCAAGAGAAAAACACACCTGATTATTAGAGACAGAAGAAACAGCAAGATGATTTACCATGGAAGCCTTTGCCCATGGTTCCTGTTTATTAACAACCCTCATAACATTCTTCGAAAAGCGCTTACGACGAATACGAGTAGCGTATGAAACTTTCTTAAAACGACGTTTACGCTTGCGCATAGTAGCCGTGCGAGAGGACCGAGCAGCGAGCGAAACCCTGGAAGCAGTACTCGCACCAAAACGAGGTCTCTTGTAATACGAATTACCATTATTAGTTTGCGAGAAGGCATCAGCAAAAGTACGCCTAACACCTTGAACTTGATTATATAAATTATAAGCTTGACCTGCACCTGATATTAAATTCCCAGCTGCGCGCTGAAGTTGTTGAGTACGAGAACGAGTTAGCATCTTTAATATATAAAAAATGACGAAATAATTATTTTTAATCTGTTTATATACTGAAAAAAAGATGACGTCATTGTGCATATGTGCGTGGGACTAAGTGCCTAGGTAATACTGTACTAGGCACTTGTTGTTTAAACTTTGATTGTTATATAGACTTTCGCGTGATGAGGGCGGTGCGACGGCCTCCCCCTACCGGGGGCCCCCGAAGGGCCTTTGCACTCTAGAAACCGGTTATCAATTGCGTATGAAGTTATTTCTGGAATGTTCTAGAATTTTCTGGAATATTTCCTTTTATATTAGTATTTCCTTTTATATTATTATTTCCTTTTATATTATTTAGAATTAGTATAAATATTTTTTTTTATTTTTATTTTTTTTGGGACTAAGTTAATATGTCTCAGTCAAAATATTGGTGTTTTACATTGAATAACCCTACCTTTGGATATAGTGAATTATTGGATAAATTTTCAGTCAGTGATAGAATTAAATATGCAATTTTTCAACGCGAGCAGGGACTTGAAGGGACCTCCCACTTTCAGGGATATGTCGAACTTAATAATCGATGCCGACTCACCACTGTTAAGTCAATCATTGACCCCAGATGTCACCTTGAAGTTCGAAGGGGTAGCGCAGAACAAGCTCGCGACTATTGCAAAAAAGACGAGTCAAGAGTTGAAGGACCTTGGGAATGGGGAGTCTGGGAACCTGTCAGCCAAGGACAAAGAAATGATCTTCTTGCAGTTAAGAGAGCCTTTGACGAAGGAACAGTTAAGAATGAGAAGGAATTCGCCGACCAATTCTTCGGAATATGGGCAAAATACCCAAGATTGTTATCAGCCTACAAAGCGACGAAAGTTGAGAAGAGAGACAAGCCTGCCATGGTCAAATTGTTCATTGGACCTCCAGGAACAGGAAAAAGTAGAGCCGTTAGCGAGGAAGGAGGAGATGTCTACTGGAAGACAAACGGAATCTGGTGGGACGGATATACACCAGGACAAAACGTATGCTTCGATGATTTCTACGGAGGATACCCATGGGGAGAATTACTTAGAATCTGCGACAGGTACCCTATGCAGGTGCAAGTCAAAGGTTCTTACCTCCCTTTTAACTCAGAGGAAATATATTTTACATCAAACAGATTGCCAAAAGAATGGTATCAAGAACTTTTATCGAAGAATGCCATCGATATCCGAGCTTTTGAAAGAAGATGCTCAGAGATATGGATCTTTGGACTCAACGGACGAAGACGAGCAAGAAATTTAAAAGAAGCTCAAGAATTCCTTTGGGAAGAAGAAAATAATGTAATAGTCGAAATTGAATAAAGATATTTTAAGTTTAAGATTTTTATTATTTTTAATCATTTACGGGAGCCCCGGGATTATTAGCATTACCAACACCAACATGATAAGAAGCAGGTTGACCTAAGAACCAAGATCCTCCACTATACTTGTTATAATCGCCATCATTTATAAAACGAGCCTTCACAGTAGTATGAGTCCTAATAAGAACCTGAGCAGTAGAAGTACCAACATTATGACCTGTATTAAACGCATCAATAGCTGGAACACCCCTAAGAAAAAACAAAATTCCAAGAGTATCTTTGCGTGTCAAGTATGAATCAATTAAAGACTGAGTGGTCTTGGTACCATAAGGACCGCTTTTAAACTTCAGTTTAGCAAGTTCACCGGCTCCGAGACGAAGAGTTTTTTTCTTCAAAATCTTCCAACGAGAACAAAATGAAGAAGAAGCATATGGAGTAACATTCAAATGATAAGTAGGATATATATTAGTATCACCACCATTGAGATTAGTAATACCATCATGCGCTGCAAGAGTTCTAAATGCTCTATGAACTCTACATTCATTCGAAATATCAGTATCTTTGCGTATCTTAACAACATAATAATCCAAAATAATAGCATGATTAGTAGGAT